ATAGTGATAGTCTTAAGAACCTGGCTTTTCTTGTATGGTAGTTTCATCGTTATTCTGGGTGGGAAGATTGGTAGATTGACCCTGCTGTTCGCCGTTGTCAACGGCTTTTTTCGCATCGGCTTCGATAATGTCGATTGTATCAGAGTCTGGGGTGAAGGCTTTGTTAAGGTCGTCTTGGCTGATTTTGAGTCTCGCTTCGACTTTCACAACGGGAGCGTCGGACATATCCCTAACCTTGTCAACAGCGATTGCGACAGCCATCATTACCTGTCCGAGAGGAAGGTTGTCGATTTCGTCGTTAAGTCTCTTTGCACCCTTTAATGCGAAGTTGCCAAGAAGTTCGGTCATTTCCTTCTTCCAAGAACCGAGTTCCAACTTGCCTTCCTGTTCCATGCCTTTTCTGATATCTACGACAGTCTGCTTTCTTACGATGGTAAGTTTGGCAGTCTCTTCTACTGTCTTTCCGTTCTTCAGCATATTTTCAATCACTTCCTTCTTGCCTTTTGGAAGAGAAGAGCCAGGTTTCTTGGACAAGTCATCGTTTGGTTTGTAATCCATAATATGAGCAATATAAACTCGTGGTCTACGTTTGTCAACATAGAACCAATATCAGCAACACATCAATCTTCGCTTAGGATACTTAAAACCAGAAGCGGAAGGCTTTTCGTAGGAAAAAGTTCCAGCTCGAAGATTAAGACTTGGATTTCAAGATTTGAGAGCGCAGTATTATCAAACGGAATCCCAAAGTCCCCAATAGACGGACCTATTGCGGTCAACATATCGTTCAGGTTTTCCTACAATAAAAGCGTAAGAAAGAGGGATATTGGCAAGTTTATATGGAAGGCCACAAGACCGGATCTTGATAATATGGAGAAATCTATATTAGACTCACTTTCAAGGATTGGAGTAATAACTGAAGACAAGAACGTTGTATCAAAGACTTCTGAAAAGTGTTATTGCCCGAATCCTGGCATATATATTCATATTGAAAAACTTGGCGATTATTTGCCTTGACGCTTGGATTGTGCGTGGCATCTTCAGCATGCCATGCAACTAATCAACGACCTCTCAGACCAGCAATACAAAGACCTTGAAGGAGTTAATTTCTCTTCCTTCAAGAACTTCTTCGTGTCTCCTAACTACTTCAAGTGGAAACTTGAGAACCCAGAGCAAGAAACCGAAGACCTTCTTGTTGGCAACGCCGTCCATTGTGCTGTTCTTCAGCCTAAGGAGTTCAGCAAGAAGTATGCTGTCGCTCCTAAGGTGGACAGGAGAAAGACTCAAGACAAGTTAATCTGGAACGAATTCGTTGAAGCGAACGCCAACAAGTGCGTCCTTTCAGACGAAAGCATGGATATCGTTGCTTCGTGCACCGCTGCCCTTTCCAATTCCAGTTACTTCAAGTCTTTGTTCTCAAAGGGAGACGAGATTTATATCGAATCGGCCGGCAACTGCGATTTCGCAGGTAGCAAAATCAAGGGCAGAATCGACTTTTATAATAAGACGAAGAACATCATCTTCGATATCAAGACCTGTAAAGACCATCCAGACTTCCTTCAGATGCGTAGATACGCAGAGGGAAGACTTCATTATATGCAGGGTTTCTTTTACAGCGAGATTGTAATGCAGAACTTTCAACTAAAAGAAAGACCTGTTGTAGTCTTCGGATACGTCCACAAGAAGAAGCCTAACACTATCGGACTCTCACAATTTGGTCCTATTTATATGGAAAAGGCAAAGAGAGAACTCTCAGAAGCCTTGTGCAGATATGAGAACTGCAAGCATACCAACATCTGGCCAGAAGCGTCCACCTCCCTCCTGCCTTCAATCGTCGAGCCTTTCGGCATTGACACCAGCAATTCCTCTGACGAAGATGCAGACGCATGAACGAAAAATACGAGCGTTTCTCTGGGGTGTTCGTCCCTAGGGAGGTGTTGTTGGACAACGAACTATCTGCTAACGCAAAACTGATATTTGCTATCGTGCAATCCCTCGATAACGACAGGGGTTGCTTTGCTAGCAACGAATACATCGGCGGTATGGTCGGTATCTGCGACTCCGCTGTTAGGGCTTCCTTGTCTGTCTTGGAGGACAGGAAGTATATCGTAAGACACATAGACTCCGATGGAAACCGTTCCATCAAGACCTGCACTACTCAGTCTTTCCGTGCCGAACCCCGCCAGATTTCTAGCGACCCCCCGCCAGAAATCCAGCACGCCCCCCGCCAGATTTCTAGCACATATAATACTAGGAAGAAGAGAATAGTTAATAACAAGACGCTCCTCCTGCCTCCTCTGCCTCATGGGGAAGAGTTCGCAAAGGCTTGGGAGTCTTGGGTCGCTTACAGGTCTGAACTGAAAAAGCCGTTGACAAGTGCATCGATGGTGGCACAGTTGAAGTTCCTCAAAGAACAACAAGAACATGACGCAATTACATCAATCCAGCAATCTATTCGAAGCGGTTGGTTGGGCCTTTTCCCAGCAACAAAAGTCACCAAGCAAGCCGTCAGGAAACTCCTTACCGACTCCGACCATGAAGCCTTTTAAGTGCGATTGCGGAGGAGACAGGGTTCCTCTCGTTCAAGACGGAAAGATGCGTTCTGCCGAATACTTCTGCCCTTCGTGCGAGCACAAGTATACGCTTCAAGGCGACCCCAAGCGTGGTGCGTCTTGGGCTTATGAGCCACTTAATCTTCCAGCCGAATACGCAAAGACCGAAGTATCCAAGATACCCTGCAAGAAGATGCAGGAGGTCGCAGAGAATTGGTGCGGATGGGAGGCTGGACGCTCGTTGCTTCTCCACGGAACCACCAGAGTCGGAAAGACTAGGGCGGCTTGGGAAGTTACCCGCCGTCATTGGAAGAAGCACTACAAGAGACAGGTCTGCATGACCATGCGTGGCTTCGAGAGAATGATTGAAGAAGGCTTTCAAAGAAATGACCATAGCAAAAGAATCGATGAAATCATCTCAATGCCATATCTCTACATTGACGACTTGGGCAAGGAACGCACGACACAGCGTGTTGCTTGCGACCTCTTCGCCATCATTGACGAACGCACAATCAATCATCGACCGACTATCATTACTACCAATTTCACCTCTTCTGGCCTTCTTGGACGCTTTGACGACCAAGAGTTAGGGGCTGCTCTGATTGGTCGTTTCCGTGATTACTTCGATTGCATCGGTGCAACCAAAGAATGAAACACCCGAAACAAGTAGGAATGTCCTGCAAGAACATTCGTTTCGTAAAGCGTGGGCTTACCGAAAGTGAGTCCAAGAAGGTAGCGACTGTTCTCAAAGCAGACAGGGACAGATGGAATGAACTGATGTCCAAGCCCCTAAACAAGTGGAGCAAATGAAGCCATACTATCAGAACGAGTTGACTACAATCTACCACGGAGACGTAAACCAGGTCTTCGAGCAGATAGTCCTGCCAGAAGGGTATACTACAATTAGCGACCCGCCTTATAATCTTGGCTATCACTACGACTATTACGACGATAAGAAGAGCGAAACCGCCTACCTTGATTGGATGAAGTTCTGGTTCTCAAACAAGAGCGTAATAATCAACTACCCAGAGGCTATGTTCGATATCGCAATCCATATGAACAAGAAGCCGGAAAGGATTGTTACTTGGGTTTACCCTTCCAATACTCCTAGGCAGTCTAGGATTATCGCTTGGTTCGGATGCAAGCCAGACCTTACCAGAGACGGACAGCCATACAAAGACCCCAAAGACCCTCGTTGCATCAAGAGGATGGAAGAGGGCTTCTTGGCTAGACTGTATGATTGGTGGGAAATCAACCAAATTAAGAACAGAAACACCGAAAAGACAGACCACCCTTGTCAGATACCTTTGTTCTTGATGGAACGCATCGTAAGGGTTACACAACCATCTTTCGTATTCGAACCTTTCTCTGGCTCTGGAACAACCAATCTTGCTTGCCAGAACCTCGGAGTAAAGTCGGTAGGCGTAGAAGTCTCCGAAAGATACTGCGAAATAATTGCGAAACGACTTGACGACAACCTTCCTATGTTCCATAACGAACTTGCCAAATGAGCCAATACAGACCATACAACTACCATTCTTGGAAAGACTTCTCCGACGAATTTATGCCCGACAACACCATGACCAACAACATCGAATATCGTGCCCAACTGAACACCGCCCTCGTCAATGCTATCGCAGAGACGAAGGATGTTCTGGCTGACAGCACTAATCCGTTCCACAAGAACAAGTATGCCTCTCTGGGTGCTCACCTTGAGGCCATCAAGCCTATCTTCCATAAGCACGGATTGGCTATCTTGCAGTTCCCGACTTCGACCGAAAAGGCGATTGGCGTGAACACCTGCATCGTCCATACTTCTGGTGCTTCCATCGAGGAGAGCATCTGCATCCCTGTTGCTGATAGCGTCAAGGGTCAGGAGGCTGGTGCCATCATCTCGTATCTGCGTCGCTACGCTCTCGCCTCTGTCGCTGGAGTTGCCACCGAAGATGATGATGCCGAGGTCAACCGCATCAGCCAATCCGCCTCGTCTGGTGCGAGCGTCAAGACCACTTATGTCGCTCCTACGGCTAAATTCATCCCGAACCCTAACGCCTCGTCTGCCCCTGTCGGAGAGGTCAATTTTGACATTCCTGTTCCGTTCGGCAAGGCTAAGGGGACTACCCTCAACAACCTTCCTCTTGCGGACCTCGACTATTGGGCGAACAAGTGGGAGCCTAAGCCGTGGGAAAAGACTGGAAAGGTAGGTCCTAAGGACTTGGCCTTGAAGTCGTCCGCACAGGCTCTGTGGGCAATCAAGAGCGTCGAACAGGGTTCTAATGACTCTGACGGCACGGAGGACGCAATTCCCTTCTAATCTGGTTTTCGGCTTTTAGTTCAACGGATAGAACAACCGCCTTCTAAGCGGTGAATCAAGGTTCGATTCCTTGAAAGCCGACTCCCCACCCAATGAGATATCGACTAGAACGAGTAGACGAACTAACCCAGTCAATCTGGGATGATGTCGAAGGACGCAGAGTAATCAGGTTCATGGAGACTGATTATGCTGAAGACTTCAGTATCAGTAGTCCAAAGTTGATAGTCGATTTTCTCAACAACCAGGGGGGACTTGACAAGTATGATGCGTATGCTGCGATCAAGTCCCTCCTTTCACTTTCAAACAGGATTGCACTTAAGTTCAACGAAATGTCAGAGACAATCGAAGGACTAAAGGAGGGCGGCACCGCCCTTAACTACATACTGCCAAAGCCGTGTGTCAACTACTCCGACTGCATCACAAACTCTGAGTTATACAGAATTCAGTATAAGATGGCAAAGGAGAAGTGGGATGCCTATTACAAGAGGTTCTATCTCAAGAGACCCGGCGAAACCGATGAAATTATCGCAAGAGCACATCGCTCAGACTTGCACCATATGAGGAGCAAGGACGGCAAGTGGTATTTCAAGTGCACCATAAACAACAAAACAACCAGCAAATTCCTTGGAGAAAACGAGGAAGATGCTAAAAAGAAAAGAGACTCACTTCTAAAAGAACTAGGATACCATGGCTAAATACGAAACATTCATCGCCGTAGGCGACAATCACGGAGACAAGGCCGACCCAATCGCTTTTGATGGAATGGTCGCTTTCCTCAAAGACTTCAAACCCAAGCACCGAATTCACCTCGGAGACTGCTTTGATTTCCGTTCAATCCGAAGGGGCGTAGGTGCTCTCGACAAGGAGTCCCATGAGTCCATGAAGGAAGATATCTATATGGGCAAGGAGTTCATCTCCGCACTACGTCCTACGGTGTTTCACTACGGAAACCACGAGGACAGACTTCACCAACTGATTACGGGTTCATCCTCTGGCCTTATCAGAGACGCAGCGGAAAAGCAGGACGAAGAGATTAAGTCCTACCTGAGAAAGAAAGGATGCAAGACCATCCTTCCCTATCACGCAGACCTTGGCGTTTACACCCTAGGCCCCATCAAGACTGTCCACGGATACACCTGCAACAAGAACGCCGTAGAGGAACAAGCCTCTCATTACGGAAGCCCTGGCGGTGCCGTAATCATGGGACACATCCATCGCATCGCCTGTGTTACCGCAAAGAAGCACGGGGGCGTTGTAGGCTTCTCTGGTGGCTGTATGTGCCTGAAGAGAGAGATGGACTACGCAAAGAACAGGCTGGCTACCTCACAATGGGGTTTGGGCTGGACTTACGGCATCGTCGAAGGTAATGAATGGAAAGTCTGGCAAGCCCATCGCTTCAATGATGGGTGGATTTGGACTACCGAAATCAAGACATGGAAACACAGCGTAAACTGACCTTAAAGGACGTATACCTTAAAGCACTAGCAAGAGGACTTACAGCAAAAGAGGCTGGTTCCGAATACGGAGTAAACTACATATCCTTGTTGAACAGAGGCCCAGAGAACGGACTTCCTCCATTGTATTCGCATTGGAAAAGGAAAGACCAGAGAAACTTGGAAAAGATGACCAACGAAGAACTACTTAAACTTAAGCAGGAATTCGAGTCGTGGCTTAACCTCGTCAACCTAGTAATCGATGAAAAACAAAAGCAGCAAGGCAACCAGTAATCTCATAGACGCATTGTTCTTGAACGATGTGTCCAATGATA